TTGAGAAGGTATACCAGCAAGACAGGTTTCTAAGTCTATCTTTGGAGATATTACACAAAGACTACAGATGAAGTCTTCCATGTCGTACTGAGATTCGTAGTCTAATGCTGCTTCTAACTCTCTTCTTGTTGCTCCTCTATATTGGTAGAGTTCTCCAAGTATTTCTACTTCATATGTCTTTGGCATTACTTATGCCTTTATTCCAAGGAGTCTTACCCTTGCTGTGGTGTTCGTGCGTTTCATAATACTTACGTAAAGCTTCTGCTCTTTTATTCTTGATTTCTTCTGGTACAACTTTACCGGACCAATAACCTTTATGTCCCGTAAGAGTTTCACTTCTTTTTCTACATGTTTCTTCAGAATCTGGTCTTCTTGGGTGAGGCTTCCCCCTCCTACCTTCAGACATCTTCTTCTTGTCTTCTTCTGAAAATACTTGCTTGGCTCTTGCTTCTCTTATCTTCTGTTTAGTCTGTTCAGAATGTTGTTTGCCTAATCTGTTAGTATTTCCTTTTTGTGCCTGTCTTACCGCTTCTGTAGTTTGAGGAGAAGGCTTTCTACCTTTATTTGCTTCGCTTATCTTCTGTCGGGTCTCTTCATCTGGAGACCAACCTTCTCCACCTGGAGACAAATTATAAGATAGGTTAATATCTTTATACCATTTTATATAGAACTTTTCTGCTTCGTCTACTTCTTCTTTATTTTGGTATTTGTCATAGATAATAAAAAACTCGAATGTATCAGAACCGTATTTATTCCAAGAATTTTGTAATTTTTGATTTCTGTGAATATTTTTAGAGAGTTCTGTTTTATGCCTCCACCATCTTTCTTTTGCGTCTCTACTAGACTGGCCTATATATACTTTATCAATAGTTTTATTGTATATAGCATAGATGCTATACATAGAAGTATACCTCCTTTTGGTTTCCCCACTTCTATTATAGCACACTTTTTAATACTATTTGGCTTTATTGGACTACTATAATTCTACTACACTTGACGGATCGTTAAATCCAGAAAGTAACATAATCTGACTTGCTAGTACAGTGGGTACTCCAGCAGTAACGGAATCCCAATCAATGTTCTTTGGCCAAAGAATACATCTCTTAACTCCTTCTACCTCACCATCTGCTTCCTTTGGAAGCTTAGCAAGGGAGGAATATTCTGGGCGAAGCATTGGTCTTATTACGTAAGTAGATCCATCAATAGTTACTGCACGCATTGGGTGCTTAACTTCCTTCTTTAGCTTGTCTTTCACATCTTGTGGAAGTTCTTGAGTAGTTTCTGGTTCCTGTAAAGTTTCTAATGAGAAATCATCATAATCTCCCATTCCAGAAGTATCAATGTAAGACTTCTCTTGAATATGTTTAGCCAGTGTTGGAATCGCACCTGCTGGTAACATTGCCCAATCTTGTGGAGAAATAGTTGGCCATAGCAATGCTCTATCTATAATCTTCTCTTCTATGTTGGAGGGTTTAATAGTAGCACCGTTCTGATCTATCCACTGCTGGATCTCTAAATATTCTTGTCTGTTAATATGAGTAAATACAAAAGCTTGCCCGAATAATTCTTTCTTATATAGAGGTCTATCACCTACTGCTGCCTTTAGCTTAGCTACAATTTCCTCTGTTAATTCAATTTTTACCATTATATACCTTTCTATATACTTCCTGTTTCAGGAACGAGATCTCTAGCTATAAAGGAGTATGTCTCCATAATATTTCTACCAGAGTCGTCTACTACCTTCCCGTTTCCTGTTAGCTCTACTCCTGTTAGAGCCTCTATTGTTCCTATATTTTTAACTGATAATCCTAAACCATCGCTTCCATATACAACAGATTCATCTCTTCTTAGATCTGGTTCTCCAAACTTTAAGTATATTGTAAATCCACCTATTCTACTATTAAACAAGGGAGCATTTACATCTTCTATAGATGCTGGATTAGCATTTTCTGTGGCTTCCCAAAACTTTTCGGAGTTCTTTTTAGAGATTTCATTTAATATGTTTAAATCTAATTCTCCTGCCTTATTTTGTCTAGCGGCACCTAATATCTCTTCTACTGTTTTAGGACTAGATAGTACTCCAGTTCTTCTAGTTGTTAGCGAGTTATTCTGGGACTTCAACTGGTCAGGCTTCATTAGCTGCCGCAGTACTAGTGGGATGTAAAACGATCTCTTAAAGTTTATACTGAAAGATCCGTTAATTATTCTTACTCCCCTTCCAGCATATCTATATTTATAATCCCCCCAGGAATAAATAGGCATTACACTTTCTGTAACTTGATATTGAACATTTACTATATCATCTACATAGATATCGTTGAAGTATATGGAGACATCAAGACCAGACCAGTATGCAGAATTAAATTCATCTACTATGACACTATAAGATCTATCGCTAGCCTTTGAAGGAAGGTAAGGGCCTTTTTGTGTTGTTACTGTTGCTGGCTGTCTATAAGATTTAGGTAATCCAGGTCTTGTGGTTATCATTACACTCTCCAATTACTGGAATCAATTGCTCCAGGAGGAAATTCTGGTTCCCCTCCTATTGGTGTAAAGTTTAAATTTGTTCCAGGAATACTATTATTCATAGTATCCCAAGAAAAACTTCCTGAACCAATAGGTTGGAATGGAATTCTATCTACAGCCATATAAGAGTATGTTTCCATAACTGCAATATTATCTATAGAGTAAGTCTCTCCTTCATCCAGAATAGTTACTCCAAGTACTCCGGTGTAAGATATAGCTCCTGCCTCATTTACAAAACTAACTGTGATATCAAATGGAGGTAGTTCATCAGGTAGAAACATATTTAATGGAGTATTTTTAGTGACTCTAGGATCAATATTTTGAGGACGTTTATCTTTCCATTCATCGGCTGCTAATATCATCCTACTCCAGACAGTTCTATCAAAAGTAGCAAATACTAAAGTACCTCCTACTGTTCTGTGTCCACCAGTAAATCCTCTAACTCTTATTTTACCTAAAGCTGTTACAGGAAATTTATCTCTGTGACTAGATATAGACAGCATGTTTAATGTACCAAGAACATAACTCTTTTTTCCAGGAAGTGTTACATAAGCAACTATATCTACACCAGAAAAAGCTTTATTACTTGAGTAATTATCGTATGCTTCAACTTTACTTAATTCGTCTGTTGTGAATGTGTATGTATTCATTATATTATAACATAAGAAGGGGAGGAGAAACTTCCCCTCCCCCAATTATTATCTAGGTACTCTATCTCCAGCAGCATCGTTCCAAGATAGATTTGGATCATCTGGGTTAAGAATGCTGTCTAGAGGTGTGATTGCTCTAGCTACGAAGGTGAAGGCAACCTCAGAGTTCAAGTCGTCTAAAGTATATCCCCATCCCTCATTTACAAGTTGTACACCATGAATAGCTGTATAAGCACACTGACCAATTTCATTTACCATTGTAATAGTAATATCAAATGGAGGTACCTGATCAGAATATCTGACTCTCCTAGTTGCTATCAAAGCATATGTCTCTGCCATTTCTCTTGCTATAGCATTGTAAACATCAGCCTCGTTAGTAAGAGATACTCTTGTAGAAGCAGTATTTCCACCAAGTCCGAAAGTAGCTGCTACACTTTGTACATTGATATCCCCTGCTGTTTGCAGGTTGTTTAGCTTAATATTGTCTGGAATATTAAAATAGTCTATGTCTCCAATATAGTTTACTCCACTATTTAATAACTTAGACATCTTTAATATAGCATGCTTATCAAACTGAGTAAATACTAGATTACCAGCGATAGCTCTCTTTCCTTTTACAAATGCCTTTGGGTTAGGATCTCCCATAACAAAGACTGGCATCACTTCTCTGGTAACTGATACAGTTATTCCCTGAAGACTTGCTACTCTCTTGTGTCCCATGTAGGCTACAATATCAGCTCCTGAGAAAGCACTAAATGTTTTCTCAGTCTCTAACAAGGCATTTCTTACGGAAGAGTTTTGCATACTTGCATAAAGATCACTCCCCGTTCCTATTTGTGCCATATTATGTTCTCCTGTGTTAGGTGTTTTCTAACTTTTCTTGTCTCCATTTCTTATTAGCATCAGACATTTTCTTTTTAGTTTCTTCTGACGGAGTATAACCTTTTCGTGAATCTACTCTTTTCTTTATTAGTTCTGGAGACTGTTTTATTCCCTTCTTGCTATTACTTATCTTCTCTTTGAATTCCTCAGAGAATACTTTACCTTTATTTGGTCCTTCATGTGTTTTATAGTATTCTTTTAAAGCTTGTTTCTGTTTTTCTTTTTGCTCTTCTGAAACCGGTATTCCCTTCTTAGCTGAGGGTTTTCCAAGCTTAGCTTGTCTCATCTTTTCCTTTGTTTCTTCAGAGTGGGTTTTGCCTTGTAGTGGGTGACCATACTCTTCAAAGTATTTTTTCCTACCTTCCTGTAATGCTTCCATAACATGAGACGGAATTTCTTTTCCTTTGTTCCATGGTATAGAACTAAGGTGCAGTTCGCCTCCATCTGAAACATTATAGCAAAGGTTTAATTTTCTATACCAGGATATATAGAACTCTTCTGCTTGATTTACTTCTTCTTGTGTTTCTATTTCTATTAAAGTATAGTAGGAAAAACTAACTTCTGAATATTTATTCCAAGAATTCTGTAGTAATTTATTATGATGGGTACCGTTATTTAACTTCCTTTTGTGTTCTTGGTATCGTTGAGAAACCTTTCTTCTAGTCTGTCCAACATAAACCTTATCATTTACAGTATTTTGTATAATGTAGATATAATACATAATTTTGTTTCCTCCATTATGTATTATATCACAAATTCTTGAGAGTAAGTATTATATTAATACATAAACATATTTTATGTTTTACGCTGTAAGATTAACTACAACCTTAACATACTTAATCTGTAGTGCTGGTCTCAAGAAGAGAGTAATAGTAATCTGTCCAAGTAATGTTTCTACTGGGTCAGAGCTAATGGTAAACTTAAAGCCGTTTCCATCGCCACCAAGCAAGGCCCCTGCATCTACTAAGCGCTGAAGTGCAGAATTTAACTGTGTTCTCATAGCTGTTTTAGCTTCAACACTACTTGGTTCACCTATGAATGGATACATTACCTGCTTAGTAACTGTATGTGCTAAGTTAGCAATTCTTAGGACTTGTAGTGTGCGATAGTCAGAGTCTCTTTGGGAACAGGTATTATCGGCAACTACTACTGGTCTATTTATAGTATTGTTTGTCTTGAAAGTAACATAAGCAGCACTACCAAAAGCTCCAGTTGAGTCGTCTCTTCCAATTCCTTGGTTTAACTGCTCATGAATACTCTTAGTAAAGTTACCATTCATTAACTTAATAGTTCCTAGAGCCTTGTTTGTAGTAGCACTCTGGGCAGGAAGACTTGTAATCATTCCAGCATATATAGCAGCACCGTTCTCCAAGTAGTATCCTATCTCACTTTGACCAGTCATTATTAAATCTGGTCCTGCTATAACA